GCAAATAACCCATCAGGAAAACAAGCATCATCTGTGATTGGATTGGATCCAACCTCCGCTAAAAGATCTTATATTGCACAAAACATTGATGCTAATGATAGTAACATCTTTGCTATTATTGTAACAAATTTGTCTGATAATACTGATACAAATATTTACAATGCATTTCAGTGGAGAGAAACTAGATAATTATTATGAGTAACGCTGACATTTATCTTGGTAATCCTAATCTCAAAAAGGCAAATACTGCCATTGAGTTTACAGAGGAGCAAATCCAAGAATATATTAAGTGCAAGAATGACCCAGTATATTTTGCAAAAAACTATGTCCAGATTGTTACTCTGGACCATGGCCTTCAACCATTTGAAATGTATGACTTCCAAGAGAAGTTAGTGAGGAACTTCCATGAAAATAGATTTAATATCTGCAAGATGCCACGTCAGACTGGCAAGTCAACCACTGTGGTATCTTTCTTGCTTCACTATGCAGTTTTCAATGATAGTGTGAATATAGGTATTCTAGCAAACAAAGCATCCACTGCTAGAGAACTATTAAGTAGGTTACAGATTGCATATGAAAACCTGCCAAAGTGGATGCAACAGGGTATCCTGTCATGGAACAAAGGTAGTTTGGAGTTAGAAAATGGCAGTAAGATATTGGCAGCTTCTACATCTGCGAGTGCTGTCAGAGGCATGTCGTTCAATATCCTATTCCTCGACGAGTTCGCGTTCGTCCCTAATCACATCGCTGATGCCTTCTTTGCATCTGTTTATCCTACTATTACTTCTGGTAAAAGCACAAAGGTCATCATAGTCTCCACACCACATGGTATGAATCACTTCTACCGTATGTGGCATGATGCTGAAAAAGGTAGGAATGAATATGTTCCAACTGATGTTCATTGGTCTGAGGTTCCAGGAAGGGACTCTAAATGGAAAGAGCAGACTATTGCTAACACATCTGAACAGCAGTTTAAGATTGAGTTTGAGTGTGAGTTTCTAGGATCTGTTGATACACTCATTGCAGCAAGCAAATTGAAGTCCTTAGTATATGAACAACCAATTCAAACAAATGCAGGTTTGGATGTTTATGAACCAGCAAAAGACAATCATGATTATGCTATTACTGTTGACGTTGCGAGAGGTGTAGGAAATGATTACAGTGCCTTTGTTGTTGTTGATATAACATCATTCCCCCATAAAGTAGTAGCAAAATATAGAGATAACACTATTAAACCTATGCTATTTCCTAGTGTAATCTATGAGGTAGCAAAAAAATATAATGAAGCATTTATTCTCTGTGAGGTAAATGATGTGGGAGATCAAGTAGCATCAATTCTCCAATATGATTTAGAGTATCAGAATATTCTAATGTGCTCTATGAGAGGTAGAGCAGGACAAATTGTTGGACAAGGTTTCTCTGGAAGCAAGACTCAACTTGGAGTTAAAATGTCCAAGACAGTGAAGAAGGTGGGATCACTCAACCTCAAAACTATGATTGAAGAGGACAAGTTGCACTTCTGTGACTATGAGATCATTTCTGAATTAACTACTTTCATCTCAAAGCATGGTTCATTTGAAGCAGAAGAGGGATGTAATGATGACCTTGCAATGTGTCTTGTCATCTATGCCTGGTTGGTGGCACAAGATTACTTTAAAGAACTTACAGATCAGGATGTCAGAAAAAGATTATATGAAGAACAGAAGAATCAAATTGAACAAGATATGGCACCATTTGGGTTTATCAATGATGGTCTAGATGAAAATTCTTTTGTGGATAATGATGGAGATAGATGGACTGTGGCAGAGTATGGCGATATGTCATATATGTGGGACTATAGGTGATGGATTTTAATGAACAGATTAAACTTGGTCACCTTCTACTTGATGTAAGAAAATGTAGATCTTGTGGGAAGAGTAAAAACCTTATAGAAAGTTTTTATAGAACAAGAAAAGACAGAGGTCCAGTTGCTTCATCATATTCTTATGAATGCAAAGAATGCACTATAAGAAGAGTATTAGAGACAAGAAAAAACATAAACCCCTTTGTGGACTGGCAATACCCTGATTGGTAGGTGTTCACTTCCTGTTTCCCCACTCAAAATGACCTTTTTAATAAATATTTTTAGTTAAACTGAGACATTTTAGGAGAAAAACATGGCGACTCCTCAATTATCTCCAGGCGTAATTGTCAGGGAGGTTGATTTAACAGTTGGAAGAGCTGATAATGTTTTAGATAACATTGGTGCTATCGCAGGCCCTTTTGAAAGAGGTCCAGTAGATGAACCAATAGATATCACCACACAGGGTGAGTTGCTGAATATTGTAGGTCAACCACTGTCCACAGACAGACAGTATGAGTACTGGATGACTGCTTCTGAGTTCCTCACCTATGGAGGAGTCCTCAAGGTTGTAAGAACAGATGGCAGCAACCTCAACAACTCTAATGCTGGTGTTGGAATTGCTTCAACAACTACTTTGAAGATCAAGAGCTATGATGACTATGAGCTCAACCATTCTTCAAGAACAGATTTTAACTTTGCTTCAAGAAACCCAGGTAAGTGGGCAGATGGTGTAAAGGTTTGCTTCATTGACAATGCTGCTGACCAGACCATTGGAATCAGCACAACTAGCCTTGCTGATTCAAATATCCTGACTGGTTATGGTGTTACAGCAACTCTTTCTAGTACAGTAATTCCTGGAGCAGGTACAACATCAACATTTGATGGATATCTGAAAGGAATCATCACTGGCGTTTCCACTGATTCAGTGAATGGAAATAGCACCATTGATGTTAGAATTGTTTCAAGAGTTTCAAGTGCTGGAACTGAAACAAATATTGATTACCAACAGAGTGATGCTTCAAGATCTATTGAAGTTTCTGACACCATTCAGGTTTACAACAACTCTGGTATTCAAACTGGCAAGAGCAACACTCCAGAAAACTTCACTGCTGTTACTGCAACTGATTGGTATGACAATCAAACTCTTGGTCTTACCAACTCAACACTATACTGGAAGTCTGTTGCACCAAAACCACTGACAACAAATTACACTTCATCAAGAAGTGGCAGAAATGATGCTCTGCACGTAGTTGTTGTTGATGACAATGGCACAGTAAGTGGCATTCAGGGTAACATCCTTGAGAGACACACTTTCCTCTCCAAAGCAGGAGATGGCGAGGCAGATGGTGATGCACCTACCAAGTCCTGGTACAAGGACTACATTGCCAACAATTCACAATATATCTTTGCTGGAAGAAATCTTTCCAGTGGAAATGATTCTTATCACAATACAGTTCCTACTGCTTCTGGTTTCTCCTCTGGATTTACCAAAGTTACTAATGGTGGTGGTCTCTGGGGTCAAGATGCTCAGGGAGTTCAGTTTGCTGTGATTGGCAATACCACTTATTCACTGATTGGTGGTCAAGATTACCAAGCAAATGGAGGAATGACTGCAGATCTTGGTGATCTCACAACTTCATACAACCTCTTCTCCAATAAGGATGAGATTTCTGTTGACTATCTGATCATGGGTCCTGGTCTTGGATCTGTTGTTGAGTCACAAGCAAAAGCAAATCTTTTGATCTCTATTGCTGATCAAAGAAAAGATTGTATTGCTACCATCTCACCAGATAGAACCAATATTGTTGGTCAAACCAACACAACTACACAGACAAATGCTCTGTTAGAGTTCTACTCACCAGTTACTTCATCTTCTTATGCAGTGTTTGATAGTGGTTATAAGTATGTCTATGACAGATTCAACAACACCTTTAGATACATTCCTCTGAATGGTGATATTGCTGGATTGATGGTCAGAACATCAATTGATGCATTCCCTTGGTTCTCACCTGCTGGTCAGCAAAGAGGTTCAATCAACAATGCTGTTAAGTTGGCATACAACCCAACAAAGGCACAAAGAGATGTTCTCTATGGTGCAAGAATCAACTCTGTAATCAATCAGGCAGGACAAGGTATTGTACTGTTTGGTGATAAGACTGGTCTTGGTTACTCTTCTGCCTTTGACAGAATCAATGTTAGAAGATTGTTCTTGACTGTTGAGCAGGCACTTGAGTCTGCAGCAAATGATCAACTCTTTGAACTGAATGATGATGAGACTAGATCAAACTTCATCAACATTGTTGAACCATATCTCAGAGATGTTCAATCCCAGAGAGGTATTGAAGAGTTTGTAGTTATCTGTGATGCAACCAATAACACACCTGAAGTTATTGACAACAATGAGTTTAGAGCAGACATTTTCATCCAACCAACCAGATCTATCAACTATGTCACACTGACATTTGTTGCTACCAGAACTGGAATCAGTTTTGATGAAGTTGTTGGTTCAGTTTGATATTAGTTAGTCAACTTATAAGAGGAAACAACAATGGCAGACACAAAAACACTCTCTCAGTTTAAAAGCAGATTGGCGGGCGGTGGAGCCCGCTCCAATCTGTTTGAGGTTGCAATTCCCTCCTTCCCAAGTGCTGTAGGCGATAGAGTCTGGAGAACTGGAGCAGGTAGAGAGGCAAGCACCTTCAATTTCTTGTGCAAGACAGCACAACTTCCTGCATCAACAATCACTGATATTCCTGTTCCTTTTAGAGGCAGAATTCTTAAAGTTGCTGGTGACAGAACCTTTGATACCTGGACAGTTACAGTTATCAATGATGAGGACTTCCAACTCAGAACTGCTTTTGAGACTTGGATGAACACTATGAGCAAACTCAATGATGCTACTGGTGTCACCAATCCTTCTTCATACATGACTGATGCATATGTAACTCAACTTGGAAGAGGAAGAGTTGCTAATTCAACCAGAAACACTGGTGGACAATCTTCAGAACTCAGAACTTATAAGTTCTATGACATCTTCCCAACAGAAGTAAGTGCTATTGATCTGAGTTATGAAAACACTGATGCCATTGAAGAATTTACTGTAACCTTCCAGGTTCAGTACTTTACCATTGGTAATTCAACTCAAGCAAATAGAGCTGCCACAGGTCAGACTCTGATTCAGTGATAAATAACTAGAACAGAAGTTTCTAGTTTCAATAATAATGGCGAGATTATTTGGTTTCTCTATTGAAGATAATGAAAAGAATCCCCCAGGGCTAGTATCTCCGGTCCCTCCTAATAATCAGGATGGATCGGAGCACTATGTTAGCTCTGGGTTTTATGGTTCATATGTAGATATTGAAGGCATCTACAAAAATGAAAATGATCTTATTAGAAGATATCGTTCTATGGCACTCTATCCAGAGTGCGATAGTGCCATTGAAGATATTGTTAATGAAGCTATTGTTTCAGACACAAATGATAGTCCAATCAGCATTGAGTTATCTAATCTGAAAGCAAGTGATGGAATCAAGAAAAAGATAAGGGAAGAATTTAAGTTTATTCTTGAACTTTTAGACTTTGATAAGAAGTCTCATGAAATTTTTAGAAACTGGTATATTGATGGAAGACTTTATTATAATAAAGTTATTGATCAGAAAAATCCTCAAAATGGAATTCAAGAGTTAAGATATATTGATGCATCTAAGATGCGTTATGTTCGTGAAGTCAAGAAGCAAGGTAAAAACAGCATTACATCTTTAAGAGCTACTGCAAATTCTGATAATCCCTCCACATACAATTTCCCAGAGATTGAAGAATATTTCATCTATAATCCAGGTGGTATTCAGACTGGAACCACTAATGGATATGGTTCTGGTAGTATGTCATCATCAAAAGGAATCAGAATGACTCGTGATTCTGTTACCTATTGTACTTCTGGGTTAGTAGACAGAAATAAAGGAGTTACACTTTCTTGGTTGCATAAAGCAATCAAACCACTTAATCAGTTAATGATGATTGAGGATTCTCTTGTCATCTACAGACTTTCAAGAGCACCAGAAAGAAGAATTTTCTATATTGATGTTGGCAATCTTCCAAAGGTTAAAGCAGAACAATATCTGCGTGATGTGATGATGCGTTATAGAAACAAGTTGGTCTATGATGCAAATACTGGTGAAGTCAGAGATGATAAGAAATTTATGTCAATGATGGAAGACTTCTGGCTTCCTAGAAGAGAAGGTGGTAGAGGAACTGAAATCACAACTCTTCCTGGTGGTCAGAATCTTGGTGAAATTACTGACATCAACTATTTCCAGAAGAAACTCTATAGAGCATTGAATGTTCCTGAATCCAGACTTCAACAGGATGGTGGATTCTCAATGGGTCGTTCTTCTGAGATCCTCAGAGATGAAATCAAGTTCTCCAAGTTTGTTGGAAGAATGAGAAAGAGATTCTCTGATATGTTCAATGATATG